TTTGCCTTGAATCCTCCCGGCAGATTTGCAAACTGACCTGCATCAATGAGACTTCTCATTGCTGCTGTAGCACTCATGGTAAGATTACCAAGGAAGTGCATGAGTCCAAATCCGTAGAAACCAAATCCCGGTACAAACCGATAGTGAACAAAGTGATTTATCTTTTCCTTATTTGTATCATCGGATTTATAGTTTCTACGAATACATAAAACTTTTCTAGATTGTTCTTCTATTGTTACAATATAGGGAAGTGCTATTCCCTCTTCTTTATTTGATTCATCTATCTCCAGATAACAATGCTGTTCCAGTAAAACATATTGTGGATCTGTATCCTGTGTTGGAGAGAATCCTAGTATTGTATCCATCTTGGATGCAATTGCAGTGGGTTGTGGATTGGATGCTTCCGGTAATTCTATATCTGAATATATTCCTGAACGAACATCTTTTGCCAAATCAATCGGACTACGATAAATTACATGTGTATACCTGTCAGCCTTGGAAAGATTACTGGAATAATAAGATACGTAAAACTGGTCAATAGGTACAAATTCTGACACTGGTCGTTTAAGATTTGCATCGTAATATACTTTCTTGAATGCGGAACCTATCAATGGAAGATGAAAGAGCATCTTTTCAAATTCATCAAAATACTCTGGCATCTGTTCCAAAAGCTGATAGTTCATAAAGTTCTTGACACGATTGGCTTGCTGCTCACGTTTGGGAGTGGACTTGCCAAGTATCTGTGTCTTTATCGGACCTGCCGATGGGAACAATTCCTGTGATGCTTTACTCTGGAATTTAACTGCTGACTCCACCAGTAATGGATGTACTGCTGTACATGCACCTTCAAATGGTTCGGAGGATTCCTGTATCTTTAAACCAAGTAGGTCGAAGCCACGTTCAAACATGGACTCCCACTCCTGTCGGGAGTTCTTATCTGCATCATAATTCTTATAGACATTATCTGCTATCTCTTCCAGTTCACTATCATCTATATCTTCTGCAAGATTAGCATACCATTCTTTTACGGGAGATTCTGCTTCCATAACAACAGTCTTGTTAAAATCAACTGTTACTCCACCATCTGGATCTACTTCAAATGTAGCTTCTTGTTCTTCGCTTACAGGAGTAGCATCAATGGGAATTACATTTGCAATTTCCTGTGGTATCTGTTCAAATGGATTTCTCTCTGTAGCCATGAATTTCCCTCTTCTACGATATTTCTCTACCCGTTACTTACATTATACACTTAACTACGCCAGTACGCAACCCTTTTCTGTCTTGGCTTGTCATCTTCCCATTCAGGATCTTCAGGATGGGACAAATGCCACGACTCTCGCATGAAATGTATGGCCATTGTTAGGGCATCTACCTGATCATCATGGGCTGCATTGGGAAACTGTATCAGTTCTTCCACAAGATCATCAGCCCACTTCTTCTGTTTGGGTATCCAGACTTTCCCTGCTTCCATCATGGGAGAAGCTGCATATACTCTACTTACTTTATCTCTATCTGGTAGATATTCCCTTACTGGTAGTCCACTTCTCCGCATATCCTGTATTAGCGACTGACCACTGGCTTTCTTCTCTATGATACAGACATCAGGTTTAAAGTCGTTGAACAATACCTGTGATATTCTACGTAATTCGGGATATTCAAATCTTCCCTTCATGTTACCCAGTAGTATCAGGTTTGATACGTAGGATTCCACTCCATTCTCATCTTCATCCATCATGGAGAATATACCCCATGTCTGTATTACACTAAAGTCTGCTGTAGTTCGAGTGGAAAAGGCCGTATCATATGTCTGTAGGATAAAATCACATGTGGGAGGATCTTCATATTCCCACCATCGTATCCATTTCTTCTTTATTAGTCCACCTTCCTCTGGAGTAGGGTTCTGCATGTACAATGCATTCCAGTATCGTGCTCCATTGGAGGCTTTAATCTCATTCTCATCAATTTGCAGTACTTCCTTTGGCTTCCATTCTGGAAAATAGGAGGAACCTACGGGTAATTGTAGAAGTTCTGCCGCCTCATCATCCAACCAAGCTGGTATTCGTATCACTTCCCACGGAATAGTTTCATATTCGCTCATTTCCTCCTGCTGTTTCAGGAGCCATCCACATAAATCATCAAAATGATACCTTGTGTTGATAATGAGTATGGAACCGTTGGGCATCAGACGAGTTCGCAGACCAGCAGGGTACCATTCCTTGACATATCTACGGCCAGCTTCGGAATATGAGTCCTCTTCGGACATCACATCGTCCAATATGGCTATATTAGCCCCTCGTCCTGCAATTTGACTACGTACTCCGGCTGCGTAGTACGTACCACCTTGGTTTGTTTTCCATTTTCCTGCTGCTCTAACGTCTGTTCGTAGAGAAACAGTCTTGAAAATATTCTGAAACTCATCTGAATTAACAATATCACGTACAGAACGGCCAAAATCAGTGGAAAGCTGATCACTGTGAGACACAGTAAGAATTTCATGTTGTGGATTTCTTCCAATATACCACGCTGGAAACAATTTGGAACAGATAACAGACTTGGAGCTACGTGGTGGTAAGAATACCATCAGCCTTCGTATCTCTCCAGACTCTAATTGCTTTAATTTATTTGATATTAGCTCAATATGTCGTCCCATCTTCCAATCGGAGACAAGAGTTGGAGCCATTAATCGAACAAATGTGAGGAAATCAGTCTGAGTACTCTGTAGTATACTTAGATTTAGCAGGTTATTTAGATCTAAGTATGAGGATAATTGTTGTTCTTGTTGTATTTCCATTAAATCCATGTAGTAACTATGTACTTTATCTCTTAATTAGCTTTATATGTCTAAGTATACACTATATACTCTCCATGCACAAGTAGTTTTTTAGTAGCTCGTAAGTTATTGATAAGATGGACTGATTATTAGCCCGTAAATTTTGGTAAATATGTCAGAGTGTGGTTATATATATATACGTGCGTGTGCGTTCTTTCCGGGCGGGGGTGCGTGAAGACTTTAAAAGTCTTGACAAGTCTTGAAAAAACAGATACCTTGCTGGAAAACAACTACTACTTAGTAGTTGGACGGAATAAAAAACTACTACTTAAGCTTCCTATGGAAGCAGTAGTTTTTTATAATAGATTTTCGGAGTTGACGATGGAGATTGTGGAGTTCATCGAGGATGGCTCTGAGAAGCTTCTTCAAAGACTCCAAACCTCTCGCCAACTACTTACTTAAGTAGTTGAACTAGCTAATAAATACTTGGTAGGAAGTACTAACGTACTACCAAGTAGTTATTAGAAATTAGGATGAAGTTGATGAGGTTGACAACCTGATCGATGTAGTTCAAGATGATACTATAAACTACTACTTAGCTTGGTATGTATACCAAGCAGTAGTTTATAGAGTAGTGCAATTTTAACTCAATCCCGAAAGGAAAGACCATGACTTTTGTAATGCAAGAATTGACTGAGATCCCTGTTGGTGAGAACAACGTGCTTCTGGAATGGAAGAATATCAACCGTGGCAAGAAGCAGTTTCAAAGAACTTGGAAGAAGATCGACAACGGAAACCCTGTTAGGGTTCTCCACGGCAATGGTTCTTTCAAGGTTGTCAAGAATGCAGAGGCTTTGCCTGAAGGCTTTGAAGCCTCTGGCGTTGCCGCCTAACTTGTCTTGACTTTGTGAACCCTGTGGAGTTACTCCCTTGCTCCACGGGGTTGACAAGTTATCTTTGACGAGCTACATTGAATGTGGTTCGTGTAAGCTAACCTGTCTTGAAGGAGAATGTCATGGACGTTACAATCCAAATCAAGAATAATTATGGTCAAGATGTTGCCTATCCAGTTTGCAGCAATGCCAAGCTATTCGCTGAGGTAGCAGGAACAAAGACTTTAACGACAGAAGTCTTGAAAAGAATTATGTTGCTTGGCTTTGTAATTAAGTTTGCACCTCAAGATGCAGTCTTGAACATTGTGGCTCTACACCAGCGGTGGCTAACAAAGGAGTAAAACTATGTTATTACCTCAAGATATGGATATCCCTGCAATGAGAAGGGATATCAAAGATATTAATAACATTCGATGGCTGTTACGAAATCTCCCTATCCAAAATAGGGAACATCCTTTATTCAAAGAAACTATGAAGTCTTTGATTGAGATCAATAAAAAGGGAGTAGAACTATGAAGATGGAGAAGTTTCAAGATTGGTGCAAGGCCAATCCACAAAGTTCAAGACAAGAATGGGTCAAGAACTTCAAGAAGATGGGATGGACCGAAGGTGCTAAGTTCAGTACTTGGTGGTTCAACAATCAAGACCATCCTAATGCAAAGAAGTTTAGCTTTGTATTGAACACTCCGGTAACTACTCATCCAGAGTGTTGGGATTAATAAACTAATAATACCCTGTAGTATACTACTTAGGATACTACAGGGTTATTATTAGAAAGTTATCTTTGACGAGCTACATTGATGTGGTTCGTGTAAGCTAACTTATCTTGAGTGAGCTTAGTGGTGGATACATGGGCTAGCCATGCCCAAGTGTGGTTTGTCAGCCAACACCAAGATCCTTGACAAGTCTTGGTCCACCACTAAGCTCATTCTAAACTATAAGGAGTAGAACTATGAACAAAGGTATAGTAGGTGGTGGATTTCTGTTATTCGCAACAGCGTTTACCTTCTTGATCTTTGGACTATGTGTTGGCTATTATTGTGGCATGGCAGC